CACCGAGAACGAGTTACGCACCCGCCCAATCTTGATGTCCTGCTCAAACGTGTTGTCGTCGCAGTACTCGGTCAGCAGTCGGATGTAGCCCTCGCCATACGCCACCTGGTTCTCGCACGCCGTGTCGTAGGCTACGTCAGCGTCGCTGATGTATTCAATATGCCGGATCATGCCGTTGAAGATGTCGGCCACCTCAATGTCGGCGTTGTCGTCCACCGGAATGACCTTCGCCGCAGGCCGGTTCTGGCGCTGGTCGTTGGTCACTTGCTTGACGTGCTGCGGCAGTTTGTTGATTGTCAGGCACGGACGTGCGTTGATCGTCTGCCCCTGCACCGCGCCTCTAGTCGCCAGCACGTCAGCGGGCCATTGCCAATGATTGTCAGGGCTGCCTGCGTAGAACTTCAGATCGTCAATCTCATCCTCGCGGGATTCAGACAGCGCCGACATAGCCATGTCCAGCCGACTGCGGGCCGTTGACAGTAGGTCTTCGTTCCCGCTGGCTACAGCCTTCGCTGCCGTAATCCCGTTATCGTTCATTTCTTCTTTTGCGCTTCGCGCTTGACGCTGTAAGCAATCGCCACAGCCTGCTTGACGGGCTTGCCGGCCTTGACTTCAGTCTTGACGTTCTCTTTGAACGACTTAGGCGTAGGTGATTTCTTCAGCATTACTTACCCTTTTTGGCCGTCTTGGCCGAGTCTTTGAAGTCCTTGGCGCTAGGCGCTGCCTTGCTGCCAGGTTTGTTCATCTTCTCGCCAGAGCCAGCCTTGATGCGCTCTTGTTTGGCGTGAATTGCAGCATACAAGCCAGGGCTACCGGGTTTTTTCATGTCAGCACTTCCATCGTTTGAGCGCCGCCTTGGCGCGTTCACCGTCCTTGGCATTAGCCGCGACAGCACCCATACGGGCACAAAATGACGCCTTGCGCCCCTTGTCTGCCTCAGTTTTAGGATTAGGCGCGGGCGCTTTCAAGTTACTGCCGGTGGCTGCGTTGTACTTTTCGCGCCCCTTTTCCGTCAGCCCCGCACCCTTGCTCACAGGCAACTTCTCGCCGCGCCCTACAGACAGAGAAACATTTTTCTTCATGATCCCATCCAAGATGTATTCACGCTACTGCCCTGCGCGTTAACCCGCCGCGCTGGTTCCTTGTACTCCCGGTGCGCCACCGGAAATGCAAACGTCACGGCCAGCGCATCCGCTGCGTCAGGCGAGGCAAGACCACGGGATTTCATCTCTTTCTTGCTTTCCAGAAAGATTGTACCCCGCGAGTCCGGTTTCATCATAGGCGAAATTAAATCGGTTTTCAAGAAACGATCTTTCGGAATACTTGCCGTCCTCAACCATTCCTTCATCTTGCCCCACATTTCAGCGCGTTTGTTACCGTACATGATGGGATTGACTGACTTATTGCCAAAGTTCACGCCTTTGATTTTAAAGCGTTGTTCCTTCAGCCGGTCAACGATACCCGCACCCAGACCGCCCTCATCAATCACCACCATGTCGGGTTTCCATTCCTCGATGGCCTCGATGATATACCCCACCACGGTCATGGTGTCGTCGCCACGGTGTCGGTCAATACGCACAATGTCGCGGCCCTGCCTTACCACAATCACCGTGGCATCAGCCCCAAACCGAGCAGGATCAACCCCAATAATGGTTGGTGCCGTCTGATCCTTGTACTTCTCCCGCGCCATCGCATCATCCACAATGTCTGCCGGAATAAACTGGTCATCGCCCTCGCTTGGGAACTGCCCGTACACCTCAACGTGCGCCTGACTGCTGTCGGGGCCGTATTCGTCAATGATGTTCTGGTACACCGCCTTGTCGGTGCCCTCCACCGTCCTAGCATCCACCACCTTATTCGTCCAGAAATCCCGCTTGCTGTTGAAGCACTCGTAAAAGTACCCCGTGTTTCGCCGCGGGTTGCTGAACGCCAGCCACAAACGATTCGGCGTGTTTTCGGTAAAGAAACCAGCCGTCACCGCCCAGATCGAGTCGTCAATACCCGACGCCTCGTCAAAGATCACCAGCACACCATCAAAGTTGTGTACACCAGCATAAGCATCTGGATTCTCCGCCGACCACAGCCGACCCTCCACGCCCCAGTAGCGCGTGCCCTTGCGCAAGTCCTTCTCCACCAGTTGCGTCAACCACGACGCCGGAGCCAACTTGGTAGCACTCACCTCAAACCAATGGCTGTTGATTGACATCGCCAGCCACTTGGTGATCTCGGCCCAGGTGACTGCTCTCAATTGGCTCTCAGAGTTGGCTGAAATGATGGTCGTCGAGCCGATGCGGGTGGACAGCATCCAAATGGTCAGCCAAGACACCAGCGCAGACTTGCCGATACCCCGTCCAGATGACACCGCATGGCGCAGTGTCTCAAAATCCACCAACCCCTGCTGCCGCTTAACGTGCGCTGCAATCTCCCGCAACACTTCCCGCTGCCACTTGCGTGGCCCCTTAAAATTCGCCAAGGGCGTGTTCTCTTGGCCCCAAGGAAACGCAAACAGTACAAACGCCTCGGGGTCATCAGCAATGGCCGGTGACCACAGGGTGGTCATGAGCTCTTGTTCCTCCTCGGGCTTGTAGATGGTAGTTTGCATTACTTCTTGTTGGCCTGCAATTTACGCATCTGGTTAATGTCGTTTTTGTTTTCAGCAGCTAACAAGTCCGGTGCGGCTACGCCCATTGCGGTTGCGGTTGCAGCAGTCTTGCGGAATGGGTCAAAAGCGGCAAAACGGGAACGCAAATTTTCTGGGTCAAAAACAACACGCTCCTTGTCCATGTCAGAACCAGCGTAGCCTTGCCGCTTTAACTCTTGCAAAAGTTTGTCTTTTAACTCTTGCACACTAAAATTTGGATTTTTGTCAACCAATTTCTGACGAATATCATCAAAAATTGCAATGCGCTCGTCTTCGCTTGTAAACTTGCCACGCGCCATCAAAGGCATGATCCTTGCATTGTCGCCAACATACTTTTCCGTGTACTGGGCAACAGGACTTGTGTACACGCCAGCGCCTAACTTGCCGCGAGGAGACACAACAAACGCACCAAAATCAGTTGCTGCGTCCGTGGCGTGATACAGCGGGTTACTCTCCTCAAACCCCATCGCCTGCGCCCTTTGCTGCGCCGTGTTGCCAGCAGGCAATCCCAACCCACCCTGAGACACCGGCAAAGAAGCGCGTTGTTGCGCCAAGCGTAAGGCTTCGTCTTGCGGAGCGGCAATCCTAGCCGCCAACGAGTTGGTGGGTGGCGCAACATTCAACTGCATCCCCATGCGGGTCATGTAGTTCTCAGCCATGCGGCCAGCCTGCGGTGCCAGTTCCCTTGCACCAGCCTGCAATGCCCGACCGCCCAGCCTCGCCGCAGGCGAGACAAACGGCGCAACTGCCAGCGCAGCCTCAGCCACATCCGGCTTTAGTTGCAACGTCTGGCCCCTGCCGGTAGTCAGCGCATCGCCATACGACATCTTATCTAGCGTGCTGGCTATCGCAGGAACCCCAAAGAAACCAGCCACACCCTGCATCTGCTGCGTTCGCTCCGGCGAAAAGGTGGAAGCCATCAAATCAGCAAACGCACTAATGTAAGGGTTGCGCTCAACGGGTTGCATGGAGTCTTGTTTGGGCATAGGGCAGATGATAAATTAAAAAATAAAAAAAGGGGCGCGAGGCTACCGTTCCCGTGGCCCTTTCGCGTCGGCCCTACCCCCTCCCTCGACCCCGTCGGGCGGGCGGGGCACCGGCCCTGCCGGACGTTAGTAAGTGCTCACGTCGCAGTTAACATAACACTCGTTGTCCACATTAGACGTCTCGCGACTCGACATCAACCACATCGCTGTTGTCATTCAGTACGCGCTGCTTCGCCTGGGCCAGCGCATCCATGACGCTGATGCGTGTGTCGGTCACGGCTACATCAATGCGATCCCCATATCTTTTCGGTTGCAATTTGGCGGCCACCCATTTGCGTGCGTCAACGCGCAGCCGTTTGTCTGCCACCCAGGCGCTCATTGCAGCCGGTTCTAAGCCCTCTGGCGGCGTTGAATCGCTGATCTCAATGATCTCCTCAGCCAGCTTGTCTGCGCGGTCTTGTAGGGCCTTCTCATAGCGGGCTTGGAAGTCAAGATCGTTGGCAATGTGCCTGCGTGCCTGCGCCACGCTCGGCATCCATGTGTGCTTCGCCAGCGCCGTGCTGAGACTGCCGCCGCTGCTGATGGTGTCGAGAATAACTTCCCAACACCTATTATCCGGCCCATATAACCTGTCGGGTTGCGGCAATGATTTCAATGCGGTTTTCATATAACCCCCATGCGCTTGCGCGTATTACTATCACGGTTGCCGCAAAATGCGCCCAACCCCCCTCCCACCCCCACCTCACCCACCACCATCACACCAATGTGAGTGCTTACCAACATCTTAGCCCTTCCAGCACGATTTCGGACGCAACGAACAGGGAACTGAGAACTATCTCTAAAGAGATAGTTCTGTTCGTTCCCGTTTTTCGTCTTTTTGCCCCCCTGAACCGTTCCCGAAAAGTTCCCGAAAAGTTCCCAGTTCCCACCTGTTCACCCCTTTTTCTTGCGGATCATCATGGCGCTGGACTCAACCGGATCGCTCACCAACCAGCCTCCATCGTCTACTTCAATAATCTGCGCCACTAATAATGCAGCAATCAACTTTCCATCTGCTGAAGGCCTAACATATACCCTCGCAGACGCCTCGCTAATACCCATCTTATGCACCAAATACTCCATCAACGCACCACGTTCAATGAACGGATGGCCCTTACGTTCTGGTGTTCCTGATGCCCACCAAGCGTTCTCGATGGTCTTACGGTGCGTTGCCAGCTTGACATCAGTCTTAACCGTTGCTTGCATGGTGGATGGCACCAGCACCGCGCTGGTGACGGCTTGCCCATCTTCGTCAAACCAACCTGGGATGGTGATCTGCTTCAGTTCTACATTGATGCTGGATGCCAATTCAGCATCCTTGCTCTTGCGCTGCACCAGTTGCATTGGCAAGTTGGATGTAGCGGGCACAATGCTGATCTCAATGTCAAGTGCACCACGCCATGCGCTTGAGCCTCTGGCACGGTGCTGGGCATCCTCGTTCACGCCTGTGTGGTGTACCAACACAACTGTGCACTTAAATTCGTGCATCAGCCGTGCGCACGCATCAAGCATCGTCTTCGCATCTTGGGCGCTGTTTTCATCGCCTGCAAGAAAGCGGTGCAACGTGTCCACCACAATCACGCTTGGTGGTTTGGGCAGCGACCTGATATGTGCCGCAGCCGTTTGATAGCCATCTGGTGTGTTGAGGTCGCACCCTGATTGAGACAGCCACATTGACAGGCTGGTGGCGTTGTTGTGGTGCTTCCACGCTGCAATCCGTCCGCGCAGACCTTGGTGACCCTCGCCTGCGAGGTAGACCACATCGCAGGGCTTGACCTTGTGACTGTGCCAATCGGACATGCCTGATGCGAGGTGTAGAACCCAGTCCAGCACCACGAACGTCTTGCCGCCACCTGATGGGCCGTGAACCATCACCAAGGCGTCGGCCTGTATCCAACGCTTCACCAGCCACCTGACCGGGGAGGGTTGGGCGCTGAACTGGTCAGCACCTACCAGCCAATCGTTGACAGGTGGTGTCAGCAAGGCCAGCAAGTCACCGCCTGCTTGGACGTAATCATTGGCATCGCCTTCGTCTGGTGGCATCACCATGCGTGCCCCGTGCTTGGCGCAGGCTTGCTCTGCGTACCGCTGGCCGACTCCTGATTTGTCATTGTCGGCCACAATTACTAGGTCGCGGTTTGGTACGATAGAGCGAAACAAGCCCGCAACGGGCACAAGGTTGCTGGCGCTATATGCCACCACCACGGGGCAGTTGGTCACCTCATGGATGGTCGCAGCAGTCGCAAACCCCTCAGCAATGTAGATCGTCGTGCCTGAGTGCTTGAGGTCGCTGACATCAATGGTGCCAAGCAACCAAAACTTGCCACTTGTCTGCCCACCGGGGTGGTAGAGTTTACCGCCGTCAGCGTCGATGTACTGGAGAGATGCTGTTGTGCCATCCTCATCAAGCAACGGCACCACCAGACGGCCATCGCCCGTGACCCGTGCGCCATGCGGCTTGATGCCCTTGCGCTTGAGGTATGGGTGATCTGGTGAGGCACCAATGCACTCGGCCCAGATTTGACCGACGACATCCGCGGCCACCTCGTGCTTGCGTGCCTGCTCGATGTCCCGCGCAGCTTTGGCCTCGGACATACGCCGAGCAAAAGCCATCTCATCGGCTTGGCTGATCTGCCTGCCCACCTCAGCACGCCACGTCTGCTCTAAGCCAGCACGCCAACAGCCAAATCGCCCTGCGGGGATGCCGTCGCTGAAGGCAATATACCAACCCGGCTTGTCGCCGTGTCCTGGCGAGCCTTTGGTGCCGCTTTTGAACCGATGAATCTTGCCGTCGAGATAGATGGTGTCGGGTGGCTCAAGGCCAGCCTCGCGCATGGCGTCTTGCAGCTGCTGCTCTGGCGGGGCCAGCACGGGTGCGGGGGGTGGTGACCATGAGCCGCCGAGGATGTGTCTTAGATCAGCCATTGACCGCCACCGTGCTGGTGTCGCGCAGATACGTCTCGATGGAGCGCATGGTCGAACGGCTCGGCCTAGTCTTGCCGTTCACTAAGCGATACAAAGTGAACACGCTC